TGATTGACTGCGACATGCCAGCGACGATCTGCGTCACGGCCTCGTTGGCGTCCGTACCGTTGAGTGACAGGGCGGCCATGGTGCCCGCGACTTCGCCGAACGAGACGCCCATGGCCTCGGCAACGGGGATGACGCGGCCGATTGCGCCGGCCAGTTCCTCGGGCTCGTTCTTACCTTCGCGGACAGCGGCGAGTAGGATGTCGGTAGCCTTGGACGCCGACAGCGCCTTTTCGCCATAGGCGTTGACGGCAGACGTGACCGCATCGGCAATCGTGGCCGTGTCGCCAAGTCCTGCGGCAGATGCCTTGGCGGAGGCTGTCAGGACCCGGAGCGCCGAAGCTCCCTTGAAGCCCGACGACGTGACGAAGTACAGCGCCTCGGCAAGCTCCTTCGGCCCGCGCCCCGTCTGTTTGGACAGCGAGAGTACCGTCTCGCGGTACGTCTTCATCTGAGAATCGGACGCACCCACGAGGGCGCGAATCTTCGTCATGGACTTATCGAAGTCTACAGCCATGGCTACAGACGCGACGCCAACGGCAGCTATCGGCAGCGTGACGGCACGCGTGAGCGTACTGCCGACGCTGGACATCTTAGCCGAGAACGACTTCGCAGATGCAGCGGCAGCACCGAAGCCTGCTACGGCTCCGGTGGAGTCGGTGATTAGCCTAACGACAACAGTACCAGCGTCTATGGCTTATCCTCTTCCATGTCTTCGGGACTTAGGTCGCGCTGTACCATGTACTGGACCTTCGCGACGAGCTTGGCCGCGTCACTTTCGGTAGTGGCGTACTTGAAGTCGCGCTCTTTCTCTTTGTCGGTCCGCATCGCATCACGAGTGTTCACGTAGGCGCGCAGCTGCATGATGCGCGAGAGTAGCTTCGGGTCCTGCCTGTCGATATCCGAGGGCAGGCAGTTGAATTCCTCGCATATGCGGCTGACAATCCATCCGTAGGGTGCTACGCAATCTCCAGCGTCTCCTCTGAGGATTCGTTCGAGGGAGACGTACTCGGCAAAGGGACCTCTGAACCGCCCATGAGCTCACTCTTGAGGAACACCGTTGTCTGCAGGTCTAGGTCGTCAACGTGCTCCTGGTCGACCGGCGCATCATAGGACCATGCGACGATTGCCTTCGTAAGCATGAGGCTCGTTTCGGCGTAGCCTTCGGCGTCCGTGTCGAACTCGTCGGCCGCCAGTGCCTCACGCCCGATGCGCGCGGCCTCAAGCCCGATGAAGTGCAGGAGCTTGGCGGACAGCGGCTTGAGGTCGACCCAAGCGCCGTCCTCATTCGGAATCTCAACTCTGCGGGTGGTCAGACTGCATAGACTCATCTCGGGTCCTTTCGTCGCATCTCGCGAAGTGTCACGCTAGTTGTCAAGCAGAAGCCCAGGCAATGGTGCCGGTCGGGGTGATGGTGGCGGAGAACGTGTGGTAGTTACCGACGCTGGAGGTGACCTTGTAGTTGGTGATCCAGCACTCGCCCGTGATGACCTCGCCCGTGCCGAGCGTCAGGGAGAACGAGCGGGTGACCGCATGAGTGACACGCTGGATGTTGAGGATTGCATCAGGGCCGGTGGAGGCGGTGTCATCGTAGAAGCCCTCAAGGTTGAAGGGAGCCATACGAGAAATGACGCCCCGAAGCCCGGCGAACGCTGATGCACCATAGGGGGTGGACTCGACCACATCGCCCTTGGTGAAGTCGACCTCGATGGTGCCCGTGAGGTAGGCCGCAGAGAAGCCGCTCGAAAGCGAGCCGCCGTCTGCGGTGTCAATCTCGAAGATCGTATTGACGGAACTGTACTTGGCCATTCTATTGTCTCCTTAGTTGACTTTCGCGGCGACAATGAATGTCGCGGTGGGGGTTCCGGCCAGCGCAGTGAACACGCGCTTGACGGCTAGATAGCGGTTGACGGTAAGGTCAGTCGCGACTTTCTTCTCTGCGCCGACATCCGTAAGCGCCGTGAACGCCGTGTGGTCGGCCCATGACGCGTGGTCGGTTGAATCCTCAAGCGTGACGATGAGGTTCGTTGAGCCGTCGAGGTCCAGCGCCGTGCAGGACATGTACACGTTCGCGCCTGCGGCACCCGCGCCCGAGGCCCCTAAATCTAGATAGTCCGACTCGGAGTTGCCGTCTCCCGAGACAGACGCCAAAGGCTTGACGATGATCGCGCTATCGAGCGTGCCGCTCACGTCGACGTTGATAGATGCCTTGTGGAAGTCGCCCACGTTCGAGGTGACCTTGAACCCGGACTTGATGGTGCCGCCTGCGCAACTGCAGCGCTTGCCCTTGGTATTGCCCTCGGGGCCGAACATCAGGACGTGCTCGCCGGCCGCAAGCGCTACCATCGCCTTCGCGTTGCTCGTGGCGGCGCTGTCATACCAGCCGTCGTGATTGCCGACGCTGAACTTCGTGATGCCAGGCTGTTCGAACTTCGCGGCACTGACGCCGAACGGGGTCGTTTCTGTGACGGGCTTGTCGGCCTCCGTCTCGAACGCAGACGAGGTATCGGTCAGGTCATACGGGCCGAGCAGGAGGAAGACGTTAGGTGAACTGTACTTGCTCACTTCTTCACCGCCTTGATCTCCTCAAGCACGGGACGACCCATAGCGAGGTATGCGGCGACGGACTTCGCGGGCAGGTTGAGCGCCTCTGCCCCGGCTGCCACGATGCGCTCGCGGTACGGCTTGCCGTCCAGCATCTTTTCGTACTCGGCGTCTCCATCGGGATAGTGCAGCCCGGCGAGCGCCCGGTATCGCTTATCCATCGGGCTCCTTTCGTTCATTGGTCCTGCCAGCGGTCGCCACACACGAGGCATTCAGTCCATCCGCCCATCATGTGGGCGAGCTTGTCTTTAGGGTGCTGGCAGCCCTCAGCCTGCGGCGCGGCTACCTGCGGCTCGGCCCCGTTGACCATGAGCAGGACGTTGTCAATCGCCGTCCGCGCGGCCAGCAGGTTCGCTATCAGCTGCTCCTTACTCACCTGCATGGGCAATCACCACATCGATGTCGCGGCGGTACAGGCCCGCCTGAGGTTCGCGTAGGTGGTACTCGTTCACGATTGAGACGGGAACGGCCATTGCCAGTAGCGCAGTCCGCACGGCGGCGATAGTCGATACCGCGTCGGCCTGCGTCCGCGCCCATGCCGTGAACTGATAGCGCGGGTACGAGACGGCCACGGCTTGCGTAGTCCCGAAACACTGCGTGCGGGGGTTAGAAACGACGTTGTAGACCACGAGAGGGTAGGTAGGGCTTGTGGGCCTCTCAAGCCTGTAACGGCGTCCTGAGCAAACGCCGGACAGCGCGGAGTACACGGTGTCATCGAATTCAGACACTGCTGAGCACCGCCCCGACTTCGGCCATGAACAGCTTGCCTATCAGTTTCTCAATCTCGGGCTTGGATTCGTCCAGCGCGGGCCGCATGTAGGGACGGGCTGCCATCTTGTACGTGCCGAATTCGTTGAACACGCTGTAGTCCGCCTGACTCACGATCTCGATAGAGTCTCCGTCCGGTGGCTTCGTGACGATGTTCCCGAGCAGGTTGCCGGTGTCAATCACGTCCTTCTCGACCACGATTTGCTTCGCGCGACGCTCGACCAGAAGTGCGGCAGTCTGGAGCGCAGTCGGCTGCATGACGACGGTTGCGGCCATCGCCTTTTCGAGCTTCGCCACGAGTACGTCGTCGCCGATGACCTGCATGGTCATGAATCCGCCGGCCATCAGGACCACCCATCCCACGGCGTCATATCGACCGTCTGTCCGGCAAGGTCATGCGCCGAGTCTCCGCAGAACTCAAGCCGACCGTCGCGCATGAAGCAGTGGCAGCGCAGCTTGTCGCCGTGCGGATGACAGAGCACGCTTGGGCTAAGCGTCGGCTTCGCGGTGTCACCGTTGAACTGCCAGCCATTCGGTCCAGAGAACGGCACGCCGTGCGGGTTCTTGCAGCCGGGGCAGTACCACCACACGTGGTCGCCGGATACGAAGACGAGGCTCACGTCGACACCGCCTGGCAGTACAGCACGATGCACGAGACTCCCACTTCGGGAACGCGCAGGAGGTCATAGTCAACATTCGTGACAGCCGTGCCCATGCGCTTGGTGACGCGAACGCGGCTTGAGAATGCGATAGTGGTCCCGAGCGGCAGGCGAATCTCGGCGTCGGCGACCCAATAGGTACCGTCCGAATCGTAGAAGCGGCCCTGCGCGCCACGTCCGGGATGCGTGTTCACTCCGCA